TGTTTAAGTGGCGAATATGATATTCGGTGTTTATTCAATCATGAATCGGAATTGATATTGGGCCGGACAAAGGCAAACACATGCAATGTTTTTGTCAATGCTGATGGAAATTTAGAATATACTTGGATTCCTGATTATGAGAACCCGACACATATGTCAGTTGTTCGATCAATCATGCGCGGTGATATCACACAATCATCATTTGCATTTACCATCAAAGAACAAGTATGGACCGAAAGCGAAAAATATGGCAACATGGGCAAAAGAACAATCAAAATGATTGATCAGTTGTTTGATGTTTCACCGGTAACTTATCCGGCATATGAAGAAACCGAAGCCGATGCAAGATCCATCATCGCAATGCGCGATCAGGATTTGGAAATCGAATCAGCAAAAAGAAGCAATGTCAGTGCCGACATTTTGAAATTGGCATTGGCGCGATATACTAACTTATAAAAAAACTAAAAAATCATGAATAAAATTAAAGCATTAAAGGAAGAAAGAGGCCGCTTGTTAGGCGAGTTGGCACTTTTGCAAACAACCATTGAAAAGGAAAGCAGATCAATGGCCGATTCAGAAACAAGCCGATTGACCGAAATTGAAGCCCGCTTAGGTGCTATCAAAGCAGAGGTTGAAACCCTTGAAAAATTGCAAAACCTTGCAGCGCAAGCCGCCGGACATAGTGCCAGCCGCAGCGAAGAAAAGGAAAAAAGCAACATGGCAAAAGAGTATTCATTCAAGCGCGCAATGGAAATGGCAATTACCGGCCGTCGCGAAGGTGTTGAAGGTGAATTTTCTGCAATGGGTGGCGAAGAATTTCAAAGAAGTGGTGTGAGTGTTTCTGCACATAGCATCAAAATCCCATCCGAAGTTTTCAAGCGCGATATGACCGCAACCGGCGGATCAAGTGGATCAGAAGGTGGCGTGAATGTTCAAACATCAGTTGGATCAATCATCGATGTTTTGTTGCCAAAAACTGTGTTAAATGGTTTGGGTGTTCAACAACTTAGTGGATTGGTTGGAAATCTTGATTTGCCAACTGCATCAACTTTGCCATCAGCGGGTTGGAATACTGAAAATGGTTCAGCAACTGAAAAATCACCAGCATTCAGCAAAATTACTTTTAGCCCAAAAAGATTGGCCGCCTATATTCAGGTATCTAATCAGTTGATGTTGCAATCAAGCAATTCAATTGATGGTTATGTTCGCAATTGGTTGTTGAATGCAATGGCGCAATCATTGGAAAGTGCTGCAATCAAAGGTGGTGGATCTAATGAGCCAACCGGTATTATTGCAAATGCCAATGTGAATGTTGTTTATGCCGGAGGCGCGACATCAAATGGAACAAATGCCAATGGTGCTGCACCGGTTTGGGCTGATGTTGTAAACTTGATGAAAGCGGTTGAAAATGCCAATGGTAATGGTGTTGCTTATTTGACAAACCCATTGGTTAAAGCCAAATTGCAAACAACAAGCCGTCAAGCATCAGGTGTTGAAGGAAATTTCATTTGGGCATCAGGTGGAACGGATTTGAATGGTTACAATGTTGCAACAACAACTTTGGTTCCATCAACTTTGACAAAAGGTTCTTCATCTACATTGTCAGCAATGATTTTTGGTGATTTCAGCAAAATGGCCATCGCATCTTGGGGTGGAATGGAATTGACTGTTGATCCATATTCAGGTGCAACCGCCGGTTTGACAAATGTTGTGTTGAATGCTTATTTGGACACAAATTTGTTGAATCCCGCTGCATTCGCAGTGTGTAAAGATATTGTTGCTTAATAACAACAAATCAAAACCCATGCGGGGGTTTATCCGCATGCCATGGGCGATCTTGATTGTATCGCCCATGGGCCATGAAAGTGAAATTTTTGATTAACCCAACCGGCAAATTCAATTTGTCTTATAATGCGGGCGAAATTGTTGAAATGGATTCCAAACAATGCGAATTGTTGTTGGAGGCCGGCGCAATTGAAGTCGTTGAAGATGAAATAATTGAAAAGCCAAAAGTGAGCAAAAAGAAACCGATCAATCCCGAAACCGAATTAGACGCAGAATAAAATGTTTGTTGCAAGAAGATACACCGCATTCGCCAATCCGGCAACTGATTATGTTTCCTTATCGGAAGCAAAACAACATTTGCGGGTGACATCGAGTTCAGATGATACATATATCACCAACTTGATTTCAATGGCAATCGAATCATGTTCCGCATATTTAGGTTATTCCATCAGGAAAGCAACTGCGCGTTATGCATTTGATGGGTTTACCGGCGCGCCAGCGATGGTGAATCCGATAAATGGATTGAATATACCATCCGGCAATTATTTTCGCTTAAATAGTCGGATTTTGGCTATTTTGAAGGTTTACTATATTAATAGTTCACAAGCATTGACCGAATTCGATGCAAATGCATGGATTTCATCAACCGATCCGATGGGATTGTTTTCGCGCAATGTATTCATAGAATCATCGCCGACATCGGTCACTGATGACCTGATTAAATATATCATCGAGGTGACCGAAGGTTTTGAACCAGCGGGAACCGGTGGTGTTGATCCTGATAAACTTTGCCCCGCATCAATCAAGCATGCGGCATTGTTGTTGGTTGGTCAATATTATGACAATCGCCAAGCCATCACAGTTGGGGTTCAAAATTCACCTTTGAATTTCGGGTTCCAATATTTATTGGATGCTTATAAAATTAGTGTATTATCATGAACGCCGGGTTGATGGATCAATTGGTTTCTTTGCAATCTTATTCAGAAAGCATTGATTCAAACACCGGTGAAAAATTGCAATCATGGTCCGAATATGCAACCGCATGGACCCGCATTCAAGAAGCGGAATCCGGAAGCGAAAGTGTTGATGCGGATCGACGGGAACACAAACAAACAGTGCAATTCACCATCCGATACAATTCATCGGTTCAGGTGAAACACCGCATTGTTTGGGATTCAAAAAATTTCAATATTATAAACATTGCGAATATTGATCGCGATATGTATTTGAAGATTCAAGGCGAATTGGTGGAATGAAAAATCAGGTTCAAGGGTTGGCGGAAACAATTGATGCATTGCAAAAAATTGGTGTTGAAATTGACACCGAAAAATTGCGCGCAGATATTCGAGAATTGGCAAGGCCAGTCATCGACACCGCAAAATCATTGGCACCGCATGATTCAGGACAATTGGCAAGTTCAATCGGATTTATATCCAATTCAGATGCGAAATATAAGTACACAGTGATGATTGCGCCCAATTTGCGCAGTGAACATGGATATTTGGCATTATGGTATGAATTTGGAGGTCAGGCGGAAAGATTCACAAAATCGGGGGCGCATCGCGGTCGGATTCCAATGCACCCATTTATGCGACCAGCATTTGACATGCACAAAAATAGAATTGCCGAAGCAATCAATGAAAATATCAGAAAGCGCATTATTGATTTGGCTAAAAAACACAATATTTCAACTAAATAAAAAATAAAAAAATAATCATATGCCAACCACAGGAATTACCAATGGAACATTAATCGCTATTTACAAAGATGTAAGCGGAACACTGACAAAGATCGCCAATGCGACATCAAATGATTTTACAATCACTAAAGACATGATCGAAACAACCAACAAAGATTCAGCCGGCGCGAAAGAATACATCGCGGGTGAGTATGGATATACAATGTCGGTTGAAGGTATGTTTGAAGAAGATGGATCAGTTGGTGCATTAATCAGTTGGAAAGAAATGATCACTGATTTATTGGCCGGAACATCGGTGACAATTGTCATGACATCAAATGTCGCCGGCGATTTGAAATTAAGCGGATCAGCATTGTTTAATGATTTGAAATTGACCGCCCCACAAAATGCGGTTTCAACATTCACTGCATCGATTCAAGGAACCGGCGCATTGACTGTTTCAACTATTTAATTAAAATTTGCCTATATTTGAGGCATGAAAAACAAAATTGAAATAGGGGGTGAAATTCATCCCCTTATTTTTAACATGAATTCATTGCGCAATGTGATGTCGCACATTGGCATGGAATCATTCGCAGATTTGCAAAAGCATTTGGACATGGCAAAAACTTTGGATTTGTCATTGGTTTGCGCATTTTATGGCATTTTAGAAGGGTATGAAATTGATGGAAAGCAATCGCCATTTTTGACCGAATCACAAATTGGTCGAAAAATTACAAAGTATACCGAATTATTGCCGGCCATGAATGGTTTTTCACAAGCCATCACCGATTTTTTCACCATCGAAGAAGGCGAAGAAAAAAAGTAAGTGCCAGCAATGAAGGCCCACCATTGACATGGCGCAAAGTCGAACAAATTGCATTCGGCGAAATGGGCATGAATGAATTTGATTTCGGTCGGTGTTCACCAAAATATTGGCGCGCCCGATTGGTAGGTATGCGCAATGCACAATATCAGGAATTTCAAAATCAATGGGAAATGTCGCGATGGATGGCGGCAACAATTATGTCACCCCATTTGAAAAAACC